AGGACATCTTGTAATACCTTCATTATCTCCACTACTTAATTCTGGTTTAGGTGCAGGCTTTGCTTCTTTTATGAAAGCTTTACCTTCGGGTGAATTTGGTTTTAAGGTTCTTTTGGTAGGATCAGGATTATATTGATTACCAATGTAATACTCTCTGTATAAACCTTCTTTTCTAGCGTATTTTTGCCTGTCTTTATAAGCTTTTCTTTGAGCAGCCTCTGCTAAAATTCCTCCTCCAGGTATTGCAGCACCCGCAAGAAGATTTACCATAGTATTAGATTTATAAGGGACATCTTTTGTAGTGTTAGCGCCTCCTATAGTTCTTTTTGGCGGACCTGAAGGTGGTTGAGTTCTATTATTACCACCACCTCCGCTTTGAGGACTACCACTACCTATAGTTGCTCCACCCGCAGGACCTTTCGATGCTCCAGGTGTTGAAGATGGTGTTTTAAAATCTGCTCTACTAGCATCAGCACCACCTCTAGCTTTTAAAACTTTTAATTTTTTCTTTTTTTTCATCAGTAATATTTTGTAACTTTTCGTCTATCTCCCATAACTTTTCCACAACCAGTTGCAATTCCACCTTTTGCTTTTTTAATTACAGATGATAAAGTTTTAGCTTGACCTGCATGTAGTTTGGACGCTTTTTTTAAACCGCCAATCACTTTTTTAATTTTTGCATCACCACCATCTCGCATACCGTGAGGTGTTGGTCCACTTTTTGGAGGTGGTCCTGATTTTTTACCTGCCATACCACCAGATTTGACTTCATAAACTTCTACAGGATTAAATGGACTAGATGGTCTATCAGGATATTTTCTTTCAAAACCTGGACCCTTAAATTTTTTCTTTTTTTTGTCGCCTCTTCCTTGACGGCCAATGTCCCTAGGACCAAATTTTCTACGTGGCATCTTTTTTCTCCTGATTTAGTTTTTCTTCTTGTAATTCTAGTCTCTTTTTACCTAATTCTTCATTTAAATTCAACTTGTCTTCCCCTAATGTTTGTTGTGCAGAAAATTTATTGGCTTCAAACTCCATTTTTGCTGCTTCTTCTTGTGCTTTTCGTTGAATATCCATTGCTCTTAGGTCTAATTCACGAGTTTTTAGTGCTAAAAGTGGGTCTTGATTCTGTTGAGACTGGAATTGTTGTTCCATTGTAACTAATTCTTGTACTTTTTGAGCAATTCTTCGTGCAACCTCAGCTTCAAACTCTATTGAAAACGCTTCTTCGTCGGTTTGTTGTAGTTGAGCCATGCTTTGGTTCTGTTGAAACATAGCTAACACCTCCTGTTTGACTTTTAACGACACATGTTCCATTAAATGACCCTGTAATAAACCATAAATTTGTGGATTTATCTGTACCATCCTTGATGTCATAAACGACATGTGGGCTGCAATATGTGCATCGTGATCTTGTTGCGGAAATGCTTTTGGAATTACCATCTGTAACGCTCCAGTATTCTCCGTTGCAGGATCTAAAGGTCTAGGTGGCCCTGGTGGTGGTTTTAAAATACCTGAAACATTTTTAACACCTAATGCTTGATACATTCTTTTGTAGGCTTCATGAATATCATGCATCTGCGGATTAGATTGAGCAAGTGTAAGTGATGCTTGTGCTATTTGAATTCGTTGTGTCATTGAATAAATATCAGGATCTGCTACAGGAAGAATATCTACTCTGTCATCAAAATCAGATTGTTTTATTAATCTACTTGCTCCAACAACGTCATATGGATATTCAACTGGCACTGACTCTGCAATAACTCCAGCTAACATTTTAAATTCTTGACCCATTGAGTAATAACATCTTTTGTGAATTGCTGACATGACTTTTGACCCTCGTTCAAGAACCGCCATTGTAGTTCCTACAGGCGCTTGTGTATTCATATCTGCCATTTTCATATCAGCTATTGATGCAAATCTTCTTCCTGAGTCTACGCAGAATTGTAGAAGCTGATAAAGAGTAGGGTCGGGTCCTTTGAATGGTAAAAACTGAAATTGGTCTTTAATATTTCCCCCGGGTGCATCTACATCTCTAAATTCACCTGGTTGTAATGGTTCAGAATCGTCTCTAATTCTTAAACCTCTTGATTTAAAACCTGCAGGTAGATTAGATAATGTTCCTGCATCAAGTAATTGTCTTAAAGCAGTTGTTGCAGTTCTTGATAGACCACCAATTGTATGAATTAAACCATTACCATAGAAACCAAATCCAGGTAAAAATTTATAATGTACAAAATAATCTTTTCTTTTTCTTAGTGTATCGTTTTCTTCATAGTTTCTATAAATAGATAAAACTTTTCTAGAGTCTTCATCAATAGTAACAACATATGGAACTTTAATACCGTTTGGATCTTCGTAACCATCTATGTCAAGATTAGTATGAACCTCTATTAAATTATATAATGCATTTGCTTGTCTGTTATCTGTTGAAGTGACGCCTTCAATTTCATTCATTTTATCTTGAACTTTGTCTGATTTATAACTTGGTCTTGGTAGATCTATGTCTCTATAAAAACCACTAACTTGTAATTTTCTTAAATCATTTTGAGACATTTGAAGCACTTGTGATATTCTTAATGCATCTGATAAATCACTAGCATTGTATGGAACAACTAAATCTTCTGCTTTAATAAATTTAGCACAAGCTCTACCTAAAACTGGATCGTAATAAACTTTTTTAAATGAAGAACCTGTAAGAGGAAGTAAGAATAACATTTGATCCATCTCTGGAGTGTATTCTTTCATAACTGATGTAATCATATAATTCATGTAATCTCTTACACGACCAGCTTGATTTATTTTTTCATCAGTCTGTGCTCCTATTACTTCTGTTCTTACAGGTCCTCCTGCAGGTAATAACTCTTTGATGGCTTGCGCTTGGAATTGAGTCGCTGACTCCGCAAGTAAGGGATGAGTTACTCCTGCTGCCCCAAGAAAAGGACGGGCTGGTGATTCATATTTAAAACCTAACAGATCTAATCCTTTGACATAAGAGTCAACCCATTGTTGTCTCGAACGTTTATCATCTTCGTAGTTTGAAACAAGTTCACTACCAATTTGCGAAAGAATAGACTCATCTAAGGTTTCTGCTAAATTAGAAAAAAATTGTTCTTCTTGTTGTATAACTGGTTCTACACCAGCTATCACATTATCATTTTCGTCTAATACTGTATCTACTTGTTCTGGATTATTTCCAGAGGTCGTATCTATAATTTCTAAATCTTCGCTTGACATCAATACATCTTGGTTATTTTTTTATTTTTAGCCATGCCTTGTCCACGGCAAACAATACCACCTTTTTTGAGTTTTAAACCTTTATCTTTTTTAAATTTTTCTATCCCACCACCCACTTGTTGAGCTCTTGAAATCTCATCTTTAATCTGCCCTGATGGATTAGGTTGTGATGTTATTGTTTTAATTGCTCTATCTATCATCCAAATAATGGTGCAAAGTATTCACGTTTTACTTCTACCAATCCTCCAAGTTTATATGCCTTCATTCTGCCCGTGCTTGAGCCTGCTAAATCTAATACCACATTTGTGTTATAATTTCTAGGGTCATCAATATCAGTTATATCTAGTGGTTCATAGAAATTATTTTTATCCATTTTCATAAAACTATCTCTTTCAGCTTTAGATGTAAAAGATCCAACAATTTTTCCATCTGAGTCTGTAATTTTAAAAGGTTTATTTATATCTGATTTCATAACTTTTTTAACAACTACTTTAGCACCCAATTCTTTTGCAATATCTTGCATTGCTTTCGGTACAACTGCAGTGCTCATTAATTTTCCTGATTTGTAGTCTCGATATTTACCAACTGCCTTACCATCTAAATTTTTCAAAATCCTATCTTTACCTGGGACTTTTCTAAAACTGCCAACTAATTCATCACCACTTAATCCATAATATTGTTCTAGTTTTTGTTTTTGTCCTACTTGTTTCAAAAGATAATCATCAGCAGCACCAATTGCTATATATCTTACATTATTGTTTCTTGCATCTTTGATTAATGATTTTAAGGCAAGTTTAGTCCAAGTAGCTTCTTTCATCATTGGATAAAAATCATAAGTTCCATCTTTTGAAGAGAAACTTTGACCATAATATTCATTCCCTGTAACTTGAGATGGTCTTATTTGAAAATTAGATTCTAAAACTTTTTTCTCTTTTTGTAATTCGGTTAATTTTTTAAACTCAGGAGGCGACAATGGTCTCTCGTTAGCTATATCAGTTAGTTTATTTATCTCTGTTATCTTTTCATTTATTTCTCTTTTCAATGTAGAATTTATTATTTTATTTTTAAAAGGATTATTTCTAACTAAAGGTTTATCGCCCTCATACCTTGCTAATCGTTTTGATATAGACTGTCCCGTATCAGATTGTATTTCACCTATGTAATATGTATCTCCATAATTATCTATACCTCTTTTATTAAATCTTATATGTGCAATAGGATTAGGATCATTAAAATGTGATGAATAAATTTTTTTAGCTGATTCATTACCTGGTAGAGCTTCATCTAAATAAATTACTTTCTCTCTATAATCATAACCACCCTCAGCGAACACAGATTTGTGTTTTGGCATGTTAGTTGTGGTTAAACCTTTTTTAGCCAACGCTTCGTATTTGTCATAATCAGATATTAGATTTCTTACAATTAATTTTTCATTGTCTTTAAGGGTAGGTAATAAATCTATTAGCCTTTGTTTTGTATCAACAACTTGATCTACTTGAACTTTAGATGCAGAAAATTTTTGACCAATAGCAGTTAGATTTTGTGCATCAGCATCTAAACTTGTAATTAAATTTTTAAGAGGTTGTCTTTGATTTACAGGTGTATCTAATATTTTATCACTTAGCATTCTTTGAACATCATCATTAAATAATCTAAAAGTTTTATTTACATTTAAAATCTCTGCTTCATTTAAAGGATAACTGT